TGTTATTAATTAAAATATCTATTGTATATCCATCTACATAACAGTATAAAATCTACAACAGGAATGAGTATAGCAATAACTAAATAAGTTATTTCATTTGTTTCAGTATATCTGCCATAAGATGACACAGCAAAGACTAAGCCTGCAAAAGTGAGAATGTATAGCATTACACCTATCATTAATATAATGCCTAGAAGATTACTTAAATCTTCAAATAATTGTTCTTTATTCATGTTAGTTATTATTTAGTTTGTTAAAGGTAATTTAATTATTAGTACTCAAAATAGTATGTAGGTAAAACTTTATAATGATGTTTTTCATTTGTTGGACAAACTTCCACATATCTTGAGTGTTCTACAGGTTTTGTATATTCAATTAATCCCCATAAGAACTTAATATATCCTGAGCGTTCTTGTATTTTTCTCATTTCTATTACACGAGGAGAATTACAGATGGGACAAATAGATAAAGTATCGCAAAGTTTTCTTCTGTCCTCTTCTAGTTTAAGAACTGTAATTTTATCTTGAAGCTCTTGGATTGTGTAAGGTGTTTCCATATTATTTGATATTAGTGTAAAAAGTAACTTAATAGCTTTTGTTAGAGAGTAAAAATATAGTAAAGGACTAATCCTTTACTATATAGTTTTTGTTGTTTTAAGCTTCAAAAGGAGCTGTTGCAATTTCTTTTACTTTAGCTGTTGTTTTAGCTACTGTAAATTCCATTTCAACTACAGGCTCAGCGTTATCTTCGTCATCAAACATTTCTGCTGTGATTCTAGTTCCTGTAGAAACAGGAAGATGGTTCCAAGATTGGATACCTAACGCTTGTATTCCTTCTTTGTTTGTGAAGTAACCAACTTCAATTTCAACAGTTTGATATTGTCTTGGGAAACGATCAGCGTCTGTGTTTAATAGAGCTGTAGACAGTTGTTGATTAGTAGCTTTAGTAAAATCACCTTCTTTTAATAAAGCTTTTGCTTGAGTAAAGTGGTAATCTGTCATTGCAGATACTGCTAAGATTGATACTTGCATACGACCATTGTTGCCGACTGCTTTAGTTACTTTACCTGACTCAGCTAATGCTTGAGCATTGTTAGTTACTACAACTTGGTATTTACCCGGAGTTGTAATGATAATTCTGTTTGCAAGAATCTTTTTTGCTGATTCTCTAGTTAATTCTGCCATTTTTTTGTATGATTAATAATTAATGAATTAGATGTAAAAACTCTATATAATAGAAGTTATTGATATGATTTGAGTGAATAGTTAATAGGTAAGAGATGAGTGTATGAGTAGAGGACACACTCATATTCAGCATATTACAAACATTACTTAAAGTATATTATAGTCACTCAATAACCATATCAACCTAAGCAATGAGAGAATAGTATTACTTATTCCTTAATTGTTATACCTTATATATAAGGAGTAATAATATTGAGTAACTAAGATGCGTTCTACCTCATTTCGGTCGAGCTCGTCTTAGTTATTCCTCAATATAGGCTATTTAAGAATAGGATAGTTAAATCCTGTAAGTTTCCTTCAAACTTACAAACTTCGGGTAAACGGTTTAGATTTACCTTATTGAGAGGGGTATACCGTAATCTCTCAGGACTATGTGGGCGTTTTGAATGGGGTGTGCGTATAATTCGTACACTCATAAAAAATTTTAAGGGGTGGGAGATGTTAAAATAGTATTACTAAAATATTTTAAAAAATAATATTATATAAGCGTGTTTCTTTAACACTCATATACACTCTGTGTAATGTTTAATCCCTATTAAGTTAATTAAAGTAAGTTATTCATTATAAAGTTAAGTAGTAGATACTATGTCCCCCCTGCAATTAAATATTAGATAAGATACTCGTAGAGAGGGATAACAGATGGGGACTGGAATTGCTAAGACTGTTGCATACTCTAGAAGATTTATTTTATCTGAACCAACAATAATCTCTTATTGAAGTTTGGCTAGATTAAGGAAACTTTAGCAATCCATGTAAAAGAAAAAACCCTAAGATTTTTAAGAGCTGCTAACACTTTTAAAAATACAACTTAGGGTTTCTATTGGGATGAACCAAAAATAATCTCTTTATATTGTATTTTCACAAGTGTTAGCAGTACAAATATAAGACTATTTTGTATATTTGCAATAGTTTATTCAATTATTTTTAAATTATTTTTACATGAGAGTAGAAAGACTATATCAAGACCCTGTTTCAGGCTTCTCTGCCATAAGTGATGATAAGAATTGTGCTTGGACTGAAATTACTCATAAGTGCTATTCCTTAGGAATTAAGATGTGTGAACCACATACTCTTATAGACATTACTCCTGATTGGGCCCTTCCTGAACCCCTAATTATTCCTGTAAAATCTAAATTCTCTTTTTCTCTGTAAAAGAAACAACTTTATAAAAACTCTATTCTGTACACTTCAGAGAAAACATTTTACACTTGGAAGAAAACTTTTTACACTTCCAAGTGTACAACTTTCATTTATTTGTATTACATTTGTTTTATATTAATTTAGAATTTAATAATATGGATGAACAATTTGTGTACACTGTAACCTTTGATGAGGATGCAGTGCTTAAAGAAGAGATTGATGGAAAGACTTATTTCCTATACATCTTTAATGGATTAGAAGAGATGTCTGACTTACCTTTTGTAAGGTACACTACAGATACTACTTTATCTACTGATGATATTGCTGACCTTTTTCAATGTACTAAGGGTATTAAGAATGTAACAGGAACTTTTAAAATTTGGTAATGAGTAAGTATCGTACACCTTTAATTGAGGAACTGACACAAGGATTAGAGTACGAATTCCTTGACCCTTACTACCCTGAAATATGGATAAAAAGTACTATAACAAACTTACAAGAATTTTGGAGTACTACAAACTCTGGTATGGGAATGATTTGGGAACCAAAAAGACATTTCATTATCCCTGAGACAAAAGGACTAAAAAATCTGAGAATTAAAAATAGAGAAGTAGATTATGAAAGATAATAAATATTACGTTCCTGAAATCGAGGAATTTTGTGTGGGGTTTGAATATGAAAGATTCGTTATTGTAGAAGGAACTTTAGAGAAAGTGTTAAAAATGTTGAATATTATATAATGGAGAATTTAATGTTATGTAATCAACCCAATCATGGTAGAGGATTACTAGAAGAAACTATAATTTGTGAAGGTTGTGAAATAGAGATTCCAATTTCTAAGGCTAAGATGGATGATGACGGGGTTTGGCTATGCCAAGATTGTTATACAGAGTGTATAAAGAATAGAAATCAAGAAGAAGAATAATGGATACGCCTAAGGAATGGCTTGAAATAGCTAAGAATAAATCTTGGTTCTATAAAAACTATAGTCTAATAGGGAAGACTACTTATAGAGAGTATAAAATTAATCGATTTACTCTTATAAATACAAGAACTAGTACCTCTTTTATTTATTTTGAAGACATTATTACAGAAACTATCCTGCAATGTAGTGTACAAAATATTAGTTATTGTGATTGGGTAGCCTCTCAATTGATAACTAATGCAAAAATAGGGGACTCTGAAGAGATTTGTTTAGCAAAAATAATAACACAGATTCAAGATGTCTATAAGAATAGAGAAGAAATATTAGAGAGCCCTGAGTTTAAAAATATTAAATATCGCATTATATCTAAATGGGCTTTTCAAACAGAAAAACGTAAACATTATAAAAAAAACTCTGAAGATATTTTATTAGAATTTAATGGAAAGAAGATATGGGAGCTAAAGTAATTATACACGAATTTAATCCAGAGATATACCCTGTAAGATTATGGGTAGCTAAGAATCCTTCATTTGAAGATGTCTATAATTCTTATTGGGGATTAACTAGTGAGTTAGATAGAATTGAAATAGTTAAAGAAGATTTTAATGATGTTCAGTTCAAAAAAGCAACTACAAAGGTTGTTGCAAGTAAAAAAGACGGTTGGATAGGTTTACTTGTTTGTGTTTGGAGGCCTCAAATGTTTGATACAGCAACAATATGTCATGAATCAGCACACTGTGCTGATTTTATTTGTGAGCAATTTGGAATAGCTAGAGGGACTTTTAATGAGGGAGAAGCTTACGCATACTTAATTGGATGGATTGCTTCAAAGTTAGAGTTAGGAATGAAATTTAAAAATAAATAATATGAACGAAACAATTAAAACTCTTGTACATGAATTAGGAGAAGAAATCTCCTCTATTACATTCGATAATGTAAAACAAGTCTGGTACATTGATTATGTAGACAAAGAAAAAGAATCTTCAAGAGTAGAGTCTAAGGACTTAATGGCATTTTTAAGAAAAGATTAATTAATAAATATGGAAATACAAAAAGTAAAATCCTTCCTAGGGAAGGTTCTCGATGGAGATAAACACTTACACATCTTTATAGATGGTAAATTAGTAGACTTTGAAATAAGTTTTGGATTAGACGGTATTGAATTACATGTTATTCCTGCAGTAAAAGTTGTTAAAGAAATTAAAGAGATTGTAGAATCTCCAGTAAAAGAATCTAAACCTAAAAAGAAATAATATGAAAGTATTTAAAAGTATGGTTCCTCATCCAGGATATTTAGTTTTAGAAGTTCCTGAAGAAGCATTTCCTACAACAAATGCAGACTTACTTACCATATCAGGTTGGAAAGCAATGGTTGATGAGAAAGCAAAGACAATGACAGATAGAGGAGTAGAAATCCTTGCTGTAGGAGAAGGCAGTACACTATATAAAAAAGGGGATACTGTAATGTTCGCAAGTTATGCGAGAGTACAGATTGTAGAAATACCAACGGGAGAAAAGCTTCCTAAGTTACTTTGGATGGTAAGAGAATCAGAATTATTAGGTAAATTAGAGTAATGGAAAAAGGAAGAGAAGTAAATATTGTAACATTTCGTAAGAATTGTATTGTTAAAAACAGTACTCCTGAAGAATTCTTTACAGTATTCTTAGCAAATCTTAATACTATTTGTGAATTGATTAATCCAGGTGATGTCAAAGTACTTGCTCACTTGTGTGCCTTCTCGGGAGAAGACGGTAAGATTAGTCTATCTACAAAAACACGTAAAGAGATTCTAGCTAAACTAAGTTACTCCTCTTCTGCATTTTCTAACTCGTTGGCGAGATTAAAAATATCAGACGTTGTTGTTGGAGAGAATGGGGATTATGAAGTTAATCCCCAATTCTTTTTTGATGGAACTTTAGAAGAGAGAACACAACTCTTAAGAGATAAGAATTTTGATTTACTTTTAAGGTTTAGAATATATCAATAATGAGTAAGTATAATATCGCCCAGCATTGCGTAAAATGCAGAGATGTTAAACCTCACATAGCTACTCAAGAAGGTCTTGAATGTTCATGTGGTTATAAGAGTAAATATGAAAAGTGTACTGGAAGCAAAACTTAGTAGGGATGATTTTATTATTGCCTATTTAAAAATATGGAATGGAGCATTAAAACTTACAGATAAAGAGTTCTCTATAGTTGTAGAGATTGTTAAACTTTATATGAGTTATATTGACCAAGGAGTAAAAGAACCTGCATTATCTGAGTTAGTCTTCAGATTAAAGAATATGCAGAAACTTAGGGAGGACTTAAGTATATCTAAACAGAATTGGACTAATTATAAAGCAAGACTTCTAGAAAAGAAAATTGTACTAGGAGCAAAAGAAGGACAGGTTTTAAATCCTTTACTTTATCCTAAAGAAGAATTAACCTTTAAATTTGAAATAATATAATGTACGCAAATATAAAAAAAGGAAATAGGAATAATGGAAAAGCTAATAAATATAGACTAGACCAGATTTCTTTTTATAAGAAAACTCTAGATGAACATATGTTAGCTAAGCCTACGTATAATATTGAAGAGGCAGATGAGGCTAAACAGTATGACCAAACTATTGCAATACAAGGTTGGGCTTATCGTTACGGTAAATTAATAAGAACATTAGACGAATTAGGTTATGAGTTTAAAGGAGATAATGAAGGGGCATACCAACGCAGCGTTGAACAAGGTAGGTCTGCTAGACAGTCAGTCGAAAGATCTGGCTCGACAACGCTTGGAGATATGCAAATTGTGCCCAATACTCAACAAGAAAACAATGACTTGCCAAAAGAGTAAAGGGGGCTGTGGATGTCCTGTAAATAAAAAAGTATATTGTATCACGTGTAAATGTCCTAAAGAAAAATGGTAATGATGAATAGACAGACAAACATACTTTGTCAAAAAGCAACTAGAATAGTGAGAGGAAAGACTCAAGGGATAGTAGATTATTTAAGTAATCCTTCTATTTGGCCTGACACATATTATCTTTATATGCTATATGCAGCAAAAAGTAATGAAGAAGAGTTTAAAAATTTTATTACAATTCGAGAGAATTCTAGAGATGGTTATTTTGTAAATCATTCTGAGGGAGATACAGAAGATCTTACCTATAAAGAGTTTGATTTAAAATACCCTCAATATGCAGGTAACCATAAAGCTCAATGGGAATTGTCTAAAGCAGAGGAACCTTTTAATGTAGATTGTTGTACTTTTAAAGGAGATATAGGATTCTACTTTACTTTAGACACTGTTAAAAAAGATTATGAAAAACTGGATGCCTTAGTATTAGATTTGTACTATACTTGTGCAAAATTTGCAGGTTGTCTCGAAGGAGGTTGGAAGAATGACAAAATCGTCCACCTTTCTCCCAAGAACACTCAAAAAGTAAAAGACTACATGCTGTCAAAATATAATCAGTCTTTAGAAAAAGACGAACAAGGAAATCTTCAATTTTTAAATGGCTTGCCTTTTAAAGAAGATAGCACATTATTAGAAGAGGAGTTCACATTACAAAAGATATAAAACTATGAATGAAAAATATTTTAAAATCTTTGTTGCAGATTTAAACAAAGCAAGTACGTTATCTTTTAAAGAGAAAGTAAAAGCTTCATGTAAAATTATAAAAGTAATTTTTACAAAAGAAATAAAAGAAGAACCTCGTACTTCTGAATTTGAGTATGTAATTATTAGAAAAAATTCTTCTTTATTATTAGATAAAAGCTTTAATACAGAAGAAGAAGCAGTTAATTTCTGTCTTCTAAGAAACTATGCACGTTTTATAGACGAGTCAAAAAAAGAAGCTGAACAATTATCTTACGTAAATTGGGTACGAACAGCTTCAGGGGTTTCTTTACGAGACTATGAATTAAATTTAGTAAATACCCCTTTATTTACTTATCTAGTGAGAAGAAAAGTATGAAAATAGTAGAAACATTTAGTCCTGAAACAAATTTCTGGAAAGAGCATAGCCAATTATCTATAGCAGGGCCTATGAAAAGATTATATGATGAAGATACTTCTAAAAATAAGGAAGTATCTTCTAAACTTATGTGGGCTATTGTTCTTATATGGGATAAAAATTCTAAGTACTATAATCTACCTGAGGAAGGAGATGACAGTAAGATTACAGTAATTTTTGAAGATTACTATGGTTCCTTAAAAGCATATAAGGCAAATAAAGATATTATTAATTCTATTAAAGATTTCTACCTTAAACTACAAGAGACCTCAGCAGAAAGGTCTATTAGAGCTATAGAGAAGAAACTTGAGGAACGGGCATCTTTCCTAGATGAAACTTTATACACTCTAGGAACTCCTACAGAAAAAGGTACTTGGGTAGGAGGGACTGCAGCAATCTTAGATGGTATGTTAGCTAATACAAAGAAGATTACAGACTTGTATGAAGCGTCTCTTAAACTTGTAGCTGCAGAACAAAACTTAGATGCTGGTGTAGCTAAAGGAGGAGGAATGTCTTCTTTAAGTGACGATGAAAAAATGTAACTATGAAAGACCATTATAATAAGTATAGACAAATAGCTAAAAAACGAGGGATGTCTGTAGAAGTAGTTAAGACTATTTGTGACTCTCAATTTGAATTTGTTAAAAGAACAATTTCTGCAGAGGGAGATATTCCTGTAAGATTACAATATTTAGGAACATTCTATGTAAAAGACAACAGAAGAGAGTGGTTACATACAAGAAGAATTAAAATTAAAGAGGCTTTAAATGAGAGAAGAAAACAAAAGGAACAACGAACTAACTTACAAGGATGAGAAGAAACATCAGAGATTTGTCTCTAATGTGCATTTCTTACATGAGATAGAGGAGTTAAATCCTTTATCTATGAAATACCTTAAGTATTGGAAAGATATTAAGAGAAGATGTATTGAAGGGTATTGGTTTGAAGGTAAATGGATGCCAGGAAACCTTTACTTCTATGTTAACTGTTCTAAGATAGAGCTTAATAAAACTGCAGACTCTAAAAATAAAGTTGTTGCTAGACCTTTTCTAAGAGACTTGGAATGGGAGAAAGCTTATGTTTATGCAGAAGCTAGAGGTTTCTCAGGATTTGCAGAAGATGGTGAAGAATCTTGTCATCCTATTATAAAAACAATAAGTAAATTAGATAATTGGAAAGATTATTACACTGTTCCTAAAGAGTGTTTTAAAACTGATGGAACATTAAAGAAATTTGTACCTGCTAGAGAATACCTTAGAAGAATACATTCTACCAATTTAGGAAGACCTCTTTATCAAGCTAACTCATTGAATGTCATTGATATAGAAGCAAGAGGAGGTGGTAAAAGTTTCAATGCCGCAAATGCGATGATACTACATAACTTTTTAATGGACGGAGCAACAGACTATGATTTATACCTTAAAGGTTTAGAGTCAGGGGGGGATAGATTTACTTCTGAAACTTTAGTTGGAGCTGTAGATGCTAAGTATTCTAAAAGTTTACTTAATAAAGTTCAGATTGGTATGGATGCTTTAGTGGGAGAACAAATTTTCCAAGGACAGACTTTTCCTTCTCCTCTTAGTAAAGCTTTTACTGGCTCTTGGTTTTCAGGTAAACAATTTATAGAAGCTAAGGTAGATAAGTATGTAGGAGGTAAATGGAAACGTGTAGGGTCAGGTTCTAAAGTCTATCATAGAAGTTTTAAGGATGACCCATTCTCAGGTAATGGTACTCGTTCTTCTCTTATATGTCTAGAAGAAGTAGGTTTCTTCTCTAACCTTAAAGAAACTCTAGGAGCTTTGAAGGATACTACGTATAATGGTAACAATAAATTTGGAACAATTTATGCCATGGGTACAGGAGGAGACATGGGCGGAGGCTCTTCTGAGGCTGCAATGGAAGTATTCAATGACCCTTTTCAATACGATTGTTTAGTGTTTAATGATATTTGGGAAGACACAGGTTCTATCGGTTTTTTCATTCCTTATGAAATGACTCTTAATGAGTACAAAGATAGTGAAGGGAATACAGATTGGGTTAAGGCTACCAATGCTGTAGATATTAAAAGAGAGGATTTAAAGAAAGGTAAATCTAAGAAACCTTTGTATGATGAAATGCAGAATAATCCTCGTACTCCTTCAGAAGCTTTTCTTACAATTAATTCTAATATATTCCCTGTAGGAGAGCTTAAAGAACATTTAGGTTGGTTACGTTCTCATCAGCAAGATGCTTTTATTAAAGGACAAAATGGAGAGTTAGTTTGGGAACAAGCAGAGGGACAACCTGCCCCTAATGTTAAATGGATTCCTGATATTAAGAATAAACTTACTCCTTGTGGGTATAAAATGAAGAAGACAGACGATACTCAAGGCTGTATTCAAATATGGGAACACCCTCAGTATATTAATGGTCAAATACCTTATGGTCAATACATAGCTGGTTGCTTACTTCCTGGAGAAAAAGTGCTGACAGATAAGGGACTTATGAACGTAGAACAAGTTTCTTCTACAGAGAAGTTAATTAATAAAGAGGGAAATTTAGTAGATATTATTAATTTTCAAATAAGGGAAAAAGTTTCTCATGATTGTTTTAAATTAAAAATGTCTCATACATATAGAACAACAACTTTTACTAGAGGACACCCTTTATATGTAAGTAAGACAGGGTATAATCCTGATAATACAATAAACGAAGAAAAATTTGATTTTACTTTTGTAAGAGCAGATAAAGTTTCTGCAGGAGACTGGACTAAATGGCCTAATGTTTACAAAAGTATTAATACTTTTGACATAGATTCTCTTTGGATAAATGAAGGAACTAGGATAGATAAACAAATAGAGAGCCCTTTAAACGATAAAGATTTTTGGTGGTTTGTAGGACTTTGGCTAGGAGACGGTTGGTGTGAAAAAAATGGATACAGAATATGTGTAGCAATAAACAGTAAAGAAGAAACTTACTTAACTAAACTAAGAAAAATTGTTAAGTTATTGTTTAATAGAAGTTTAAGCATTAGAGAAAGAAATGGAGTAATAGAGTGTTCTTTTAGTTCTACTCAACTCTCTGCTTTTTTAACTTTACATTTTGCTAAATATGCAAAAACTAAAATTCTTCCTGAATGGGTAAAAAGATTATCTGAAACTTTTAAACCTTCTTTGGTACAAGGGTACTTAGATTCTGACGGCTGTATTACTAAAAATGGAGTCTATTATTCTATGGAATTTGTAAGCATTAACTTAATGCTTTTAGAAGGAATTCAAGATATTCTTTTTAGTTTAGGTGTTGTAGGGAATATTACTAAAATGAGGGATGCTAAACTCACTAAAATACTTGGAAAGACTGTCTCTCAACAAAAAACTTATCATCTACGTTATGCACATCACGATACCCTACAAATTGTAAACTTAATTGCAGACCGAGAAGATTTAAAAATAAAAAGAATAGATTTTACAACTTTACCTACTGTAAGAAAAAGACCTAAGGACGGATGTTTTATTAGTGCTGATGGAAATTATATTTATTTTCAGATTAGGGAAATGGAGAGATTTTTATATACGGGATTAGTATATAACTTTGAATGTGATACACATAATTATATATCTCACCATATTACACAGCATAATTGTGACCCTTATGATCAAGACCAATCTGTACACACATCTTCTTTAGGTTCTACTTTTATATACAAAACTTTTAACACACAAGAAGGAATTTTTGAATGGCCAGTAGCAGAATATACTGCTAGACCTGCGACAGCAGATGAGCATCATGAGAACGTTCGTAAGCTCTTAACTTATTATAATGCCACTTGTCTATATGAAAATGAAAGAAATTCGCTTAAAATGCATTTTTCTAATAAACATTCCTTACATTTGTTAGCGAAAACTCCAACGATATTAAAATCTACGGAAGGTTCAAAAGTTCAAAGAGGTTATGGTACTCATATGACAGCACAGATAAAGGATGAACTTGAGATTTATACAAGAGATTGGTTGATGCAAGATGCAGGAGATGGTAAATTAAACTTACATAAAATCTATTCTCAACCTCTTTTAGAGGAACTAATCTACTATAATAAAGAGGGCAATTTTGACCGAGTAATTTCATATATTTTGACAATCTGTCACAGGTTAATGAACTACCATATTAAAGTAGAAGCAGTTAGGGAAGATAAAATATCTACTGATGACTTCTTTAGACGAACAGGAAATTTTTATAAATAAGATATATGTCAAACGATTTTTATTCTCATCATCTCTATTCTACCCTACCATCTCAGATGGTTCCTTTTAAGGAAAAGGATAGACCTTGGAAAGAACAGTGTGTTCAAGCTATTTGCTCTATGGGTAGTGGCCGTATTTCTAATGGACGTTCTAATTGGAATAGGAAACAAATTAACTATGATTTAGTTAATTCTATACTTAATGAATCTGATTTTAGTTATGTTCTTAATCCTTATGGAGTAAAAGATAAAGTAGGAAATCAACCAGCTAAGTTAAGAAATATTAACTTAATTGTAAATAAGCTTAACCTTTTAAAAGGGGAAGAAATACAAAGACCTTTTCAATTTCAAGTTGTAGCTACTAATGGTAATGCAATTAATGAAAAGGAAAATCAAAAACGAGACTTACTTATGCAAACTCTTCAGGCAGCAATTGCTCAAGAGTTAGGAGTCTCTCAAGAACCTACTACTGACCCACAAACAGGGGAACAAATTCCTCCTAAAACTTTTGCAGAAGTAGAACAATATTCTAAATATAATCTTAAAGATATACGAGAACAATGGGGTAATGATATTCTTCAATATCTTATACATGAAGAACAACTTGAGTTAAAATTTAATGAAGGTTGGGAACATGGTCTTGTAACAGCAGAGGAAATTTACTATGTAGGTATTACCAATGGACAACCTAGATTAAGAGTTTGCAACCCCCTTAATTGTGAATTTGATAGAAATCCAGGTAATCCTAATATCGAGGATGGAGATTGGTTTAAGGAAGATAGATGGATGACTAAAGGACAAATTCTAGATGAGTTTGGAGAATATTTATCTATCGAAGCTATTGAGAAACTTGACAGAGGAAACTTAGCTCAAGGATTGACTAATCAAATGTTTCCAGGATTTGCTTATACAGAATCTGATATTGCAGGATTTGAAAAAGGAAACTTTGCAAATCGTAGTAAATCTAGTTCTACTCATTTTCTAGTGTCTCACGTAGTTTGGAAATCTATGAAAGAAATAGGTTTCTTAAAATATACAGATGAAAACGGTAAACCTCAAGAAGGCATTGTAGGAGAAGATTTTACTTTAACTAGAGAAATGAAAGCTTTAGGATACTCAGTAGAATGGAGATGGATTTCTGATGTATGGCATGGTACAAGAATAGCACAAGATGTATTTGTTCAAATAGAACAAGTACCTAATCAAATCCGTAGTATGGATACTCCTTCTGAGGTTAAATTGCCTTATGTAGGAAGAGTATATAACTCTACAAACTCTGCACAAACTTCTTTAGTAGACCTTATTAAACCTCATCAATATCTTTATATTATTGTATGGTTCCGCTTAGAAGCTGAGCTAGCAAAAGCTAAAGGTAAAAAGATGGTAATGGATATTGCTCAAATACCTCGTTCAGAAGGGATAGATTTAGATAAATGGATGTACTACTTTGATAATGTAGGTATAGCTTTTATTAATTCATTTGAAGAAGGTAAAGATAAATTCCAAGGACAGGTATCACAATTTAATCAATTCCAAGCCTTTGATATGGGTCTTTCTCAAGCAGTAGGGCAATACATTGGAATCTTAGGTAAGATTGAACAAACTATAGACAAGATGGTTGGTATTACTCCTCAAAGAGAAGGGCAAGTACATCAATCAGAAACTGTAGGTGGTGTAGAGAGAAGTGTACAAGGCTCTTCTTTAATTACTGAACCTTGGTTCTATATTCACAATGAGATTAAAAGAAAAGCTCTTACACAACTTTTAGAGTGTGCTAAGTTTGCTTATCCTTCAACTAAGAAGATTCATCAGATTACTGATGATGCTCAACGTATGTCTATTACAATAGATATGGATAAGTTTGCAGATTCTGATTATGGTGTGTTTGTAACCAACTCTTCTAAAGAACATATGATACTTCAAAAATTAGAAGCTATTGCATCTCAAGCTTTATCTACAGGTGCTGCAGTCTTGTCAGACGTAGTTAAAATGTATAAAGCTAAATCTGTTGCAGAATTCTCTAAATTACTTGAAGCTTCTGAAGAGAAACGTAATCTACAAAGTCAACAACAACAACAAGCTCAACAACAAATGCAACAAGAATTGTTGGCTGCACAAGAGGCTAGAGAAGATAAAAAGATGGCTTTTGAATCTAATGAAAATAGATTAGATAGAGAGGCGGATATTTATAAAGCTACTATTAGTGCTGCTTCTTTTGATACAGATACCCAAGCTTCAGGACAAGTAGAAGCTATGGCTTACTCAGAATTAGCTCTTAAACAAATGGATATAAGTGCTAAGAATGCCCACGCTAATGCAAAACTTAATATAGAAGTAAGTGAAAAAGCTAAGGACAGAGCACTGAAAGAAAAGGAAATTGCCTCTAAAGAAAAGATAGAAAAAGAGAAAGCTAGGGTGAGTTTAAAGAACAAGGTAGTAGGCGAACGTTAAAAACTCGATAGGGTATTACTAAATGTGTACAGAGTACACAAGATTAGTGTACTATTTTAATTATTAATAATATATTTGTATATGGAAAAAGGAACGAAGACAGAATCAGGAGTTTCTACCCCAGACTTTTTAGACCTATTTGGAATGGGTGGCAAAGAGTTTAACAGTATCTCAGGTAAAACTGAACCAGTTGAAGAGGTAGTAACGCCAGTAGGAGGTGTACAAGATGTAACAGAAGTAGATGTTGAAATATCTACAGAACCTACAAAACCAGTAGAAGAAACTACTGAAACAAAAAAAGAACCTGAAACAGTAGAGACTGTTGAGGAAGGAAGTATTGAAAGTCTTATGACATCTTTAGTAGATGTTCTTGAATTTGATGAAGAAAAAGAGTTTGCCCCTACTGTAGAAGGTTTAAAAGAACTTATTACAGAGACTAAAGCAACTGCCTCTAAACAAGCTGTAGAAGCCTATAAAGCTTCTCTAGGAGATAGAGGAAGTAAATTAGCGGAGATAATTGAAAAGGGAGGAAATGTAGAGGACTTTATCGCAATGGAAACAAGAATAGATTTTGAAAAGATTCCTCTTGTTAATGCAGCAGGAGAACCTTTATTAAGAAATCAAAGAAATCTTGTAGAAGATTGGTTAGTCATTCAAGGATTTGAGGAAGCAGAAATTGAAGAAAGACTTCAAGATTTAGAAACTAACAAGCTTTTAGAAAAAGAAGCTAAGTTTTCACAAAGAAAACTTTCTGAATATCATAAGAAACAAGATGAGCTTTTAGTAGCAACTAAAGCCAAAGAACTTGACGTAATCAAACAAAAAGAAGAAGCAGAGGCTTTAACTTTTAAAAATAAAGTACTTGAAATAAAAGAAGTAAAAGGCTTTAAATTAGAGAAAGACCAGTCTAAGAAGTTATATGAGTATATAACTAAAGTAGACAGAAACGGTAAGACTCAATTTGAAAAAGATACAAATGAGGACACTCAATTGTTATACGCTTACTTCGCTATGACAGGCTTTGATAAAGAGAAATTATCTAAAGAGATAATGACTGAGAAAACGATAAAACTTAAAAAGAATTTATCAAACTATACTGACGGAAATGTTAAATCTCGTTCTGCAGAGAACGTAAGAAGAGGAACTGATGAAGTTCTAAACATTCCTTGGAAAATGTAATAATAATGCTAAATTAATATAATATGAATAAAACGCAGGTTTCACCGTTGCAAATCTACCAAAGTAGAGATTTCAACGGACTAACAGAAATGAACCACTTGAACAATGCATACCTTACCGAGCCAGAAAAAGTTGGTTCAGTATTAGCTTACGCTTTCGGTATTCAAGAAAACAATGTGATTTCATTATTAACAGGTGGGATTGGAAACACTCTTACAGTAACTAACCGTGAGTACGAATGGGATTTACATTCACAATCAGACAAAGCTATTGAGGTTGCAGTTGATTCTGCTAACTCTACAGACACTATGCCAGGTTATAATGGACAACCTGTTCAATTACCATTAATTGAAAAATGGTTTGACACAACAGATGTTCTTGTAGCAGATGATGGTGTAACTCAAGTAAGTGTTATCTCTGAACCATACCAATCAGGTAATGCTTGGATGTATATGGTACAATCAGTTAATCCAGATCCTAAATCTTTTATCAATGCTGATTACCTTAAAGTTGGTGCTCGTTGGTCTAAAGAATTCTCTTCTGTAGAAGAAAACTCTACTAAAGGTGGTGGACATGGTTATTCTACTCCACTCAAACTTCGTAATCAACTTACAACTTTACGTAAGACTTACAAAGTAACTCGTGATGCTGCTTTAGCAGTTATGGTTATAGAATTGTTTGATCCTGCTGACCCAACAAAATCTACTAAACTTTGGACTAAATTAGCTGAGTGGACTGCTATGGCTTACTGGTACAGAGAAATTGACAAGATGATGATTTACTCTACGTATAACAAAAACTCTAGTGGTTATGTTACACTTAAAGGAGAAAACCAACGTCCTATCTATCATGGTGCAGGTTTCCGTGAACAAATCTCTCCAGCTAACAAAAGATTCTATACAAAACTTACTTATGAAATACTAGATGAGTTCTTGTTAGATTTATCTTATGCAGCTAACAAATGGGGTGGTAACCACAAATTTGTAGCCTTAACAGGTAAAATGGGTATGCGTGAGTTTGACCGTGCAATTAAAGACCATGCAAGAGGAAATAACATTACTGTTACAACTTCAGGTACTTTCATTACAGGTTCAGGTGCTGAATTAGAATTCACAGGATACTTTAAAACAGTTACATTCCTTAATGGAATTGAACTTACAGTAAAAGAATTCGAGCCGTATGATGATATTATCCGTAACCGTGAGTTACATCCTATCACTAAAAAACCTATCGAATCTTATCGTTTTACAATCTTAAACTTCGGTCAAAAGAATGGTAGAGCAAACATTCGTAAAGTAGCTATGAAAGATTCTGAAATGGCTATGTGGCATGTTAACGGTTCAACAGACCCTTACGGAGGGGTAGCTAAATCAATCGGAACTCAACGTTCTAGTGGTATTGATGGTTATGAAGTTCACTTCTTAGCACAAATCGGTATCATGGTTGAAGACCCTACTTCTTGTGGAGAGTTGATACTTAAAATGGTATAATACTAAATAAAATAGTAGGAGGAGTTGGGAGACTCCTCCTTCTTTTAAAGACAGAAATAAAATTAAATAGGAGAAGATTATGGCAATCATAAAAATACAAAGAAAAGAAGGTAGTGTAACCTGGGGAGTAACGGATACTAAAACAGGTAAGACTAAACAAAAATACGAGAACTGTTTTGATAAATGGGTTCCAGGTATAAGTAAAATAAGTGGTGCACTTATGACAGGATTAAGTCCTGAAGATGAGTCTGTGTTTGAATTAGCGTTAAGCTTAAGTCCTAAAGAACTTTCTAAACACAGTGAATACTGGAATAACTTTTCAGTAATAATCCCTGCAGAAGGTTTAATATTAGACGATGAAGATGCTTTAACGCAAATGATTTTGAAATGTTTTGCAGCAGACCCAACTATAGCTAAGACTTTAGAGGCTTCTCAAACAATGGCAAATTGTTCTTACATAATCACTACAGAAACAGGTGAAGCTAAGAATAAAAATATCAAGAGAGATACTCTTGCTCAAGCTTATAAATTATTTGCTGAAATGAGTGAGACTGATATAAATGATGCTCTTTACATATTTGGTAAAGACCCATCAACAACTTCTAAGGAAGTATGTAAAAACACTCTAGGAGAAATCTTGGATAAAGACCCTGAGAAATTCTTAGGAATTCTAGGTGATCCTAAAGTAAAAGATAAAGTTTGGATTATTAGATTAATCAGAGCAGGTATCTTAAGTAAATCAGGAATGGGAACAGGTTTTGAAATGCCTATTTACTACAATGATTTATATCTAGGCAAAGGCTTAGACGAAACTATTGCTAATATAAACTCAAAAGAACAAGCAAATGTTTTAATAGGATTAAAACAAGCTTATAAAGAAGCTCAAAAGAAATAATATGACAGCAGCAGAAACAATTATACAAATAAAAGTCTTCTTAGATAAGATAGATTCTCAAGCATATCCTGAGATTTTACAAGAAGAGTTAGATTTATATGTAAACGAGATGATACAAAGATTTGTAAAGACTCGTTACAATGAAAACAATTTGTATAAAAAAGGTTTTGAAGAGAGTCAAAAAAGAACAGATGATTTGAGAACCCTAGTAGTAACTAGGTTTTCTCAGATTACTGAACAACAAGTATATTCATCGCAAGGAATGCATACATTCCAAGCAGACTTAGAAACCCTATTTGACGATGTGAATCATCAGATACCTTCTACAGATGTTTATATGTTTTTCTTGAAAGCAAATGTAAACCGTTGTAAAAATGGTTGCTGTTCTTGGCAGAGGTCGAAACAGGTACAACAAGATGATTTATTGTCTATTACTGCAGACCCTTTTAATAGACCTGTAAATATTCCTGTTACTTTCTTTGAGAATGGTAACTTAAATATTTGGGTTCCTGATGAGGTAGAAGTAGACAATGTTGCAGTAACTTTTATAAGAAGACCTGCAATATTCAATAGTTTAGATACTGTGCCTGTAGATATAGATTTACCAGAGCATACTCACACAGAGATAGTGCAAGGAGTAGTAGGGATTATCTTAGAGAATATAGAATCTCAAAGACAACAATCTCAACAAGTTTTACAAGTGAATAAAGAAGAATAATTTTTAATGTTTAATTTTTAATAAATACAATTATGTACAAAGGAACAACAAGAGTGTTTGTGGGCGATGGTGCTAATGTTAGCAATTCAATCACACACTTATCAGGCATCTCAAAAGGTGACCTGTTTTTAATTCGAGAAAATGGCACAATACTTACGAGTGTTGTAACAACTATCCCGAAATTTGAAAAAGTAACCGTAGCTTGTGGTATAGCTGACGGTGTAGCTATTCTGTCTTCTCCTATCCAAGGTAACACCGTCTCTAAGTATGAGGGTAAAGCTTATGTTGCCCCTACAGAGATGGTGACCTATCTTGGTTATGATGGTGCGACAGCAGGTTCTACA